TCTACACGATACCCGGTGAGACACCGATTCCGTTTGCCGAAGAAGATATCGTCCACTTCAAGGGATACAACCCGTCCGATGAACTATTCGGATTGCCTGTCCTCAGAGCGAACGCGAGGTTGGTAGACACAGGCAACGCTATGACCGACTTCCAGTATCATTCACTGAAGAATGGTGACTGGCCATCAGGTACACTCAACACGGGAATCCTATCAAAAGAGCAGTACGACCGCCTTAGGTCGCAGATTAAAGAGAGCAGAGAAGGGCCAGAGAATGCCCGCAAGCTGCTAATTATTGAAGATGGTAAGGGATACGTGCCCGCCACCCCTACCCCCGCAGAGATGGATTTCATGGGCGGGACCGGAATGAATAACCAACAGCTCTGCACCGGAATGGGCGTATGGGCTGAAGCGACAGGTCTAGTAGCTGCCAAGTATGAGAACATGAAGGCAAGCGAGATATCTACATGGAACGCCACCCACATTCCGCAGGTTAAGAAGTTCATATCAACGCTGAACATTCAGCTTGCTCCTAGATTCGATGGCGTCTATTTCGACTGTGACCTATCCGGCACGCCTCCTATGGTCGAACGGCGCAAGGCGAACGCTGAAGAGGCGAAGAAGTACTTCGACATGGGAATCGCAACGCGGGCAATCAACGAGCGGCTGGGGCTTGGATTCGATGAATCGGACTGCCCGGATGTTGGCATGTTCCCCGTGACGCTATTGCCTGTTGGAACGACCAGGGTGCAGGAGGGCGCAAGGTCCATCCGTGGGGTGGATTCTCGTGATGGGTCGCTCGATCTGCACTACCGAGCGACTGACCGCCGCAGACTTGGATGGGAACGCGCGGTTACTGAGAAGGTCAAGGCGCGGTTTGTGGCGGAAGGCTCGGTTGTCTCGAAGGCTGTTGAAGGCGGGAAGATCGACACTGATCCTGCGATCAACTCACAGAAGGGCGCATGGGTGACGATGCTTACCGCTGTATACAGACAGATCTTTGTGGACTTCGGTGAGGCTACATTTGATGAACTCTCGCCGAGATCGTTGGACATTGGGCTAGAACGCCGCGACTTCGATCCCTGGTCTGCTGAGATTGAGAAGTATGTCAACGCCCACGTAGCTGAAGAGATTGACTACATCAGCGAGACGACAAAGAAGAAGATACGCGCCATCGTGCTTGAGGGTGAGAAGGCCGGACTCAGCTCAGTGAAGATCGCCGCACAGATACGTGAGGTCTACAAGGGATGGGAAGCAGGCACGGACGTTTACCGATCGATGAGGATTGCGCGTACTGAGGTGCATCAAGCGGCTGGGACTGCTATGCACGAGTCGGCGCGGCAATCAGGGGTTGCGAAGTTTAAGGCATGGCTAGACGCTGGCGATGACAGGGTGAGGCCAGAGCATGTGAACAATACGGCTGAGGGATTCATCCCGTTCGACGATGCCTTCCAAGATGGAGCGATGTTTGCGGGGGATGGAACGAACGACGTGAATTGTCGTTGCGTTATGCAATATACGGATCGACAGGGATAGGTGAGCGATATGAGACACGGGCATAGTTCGATAAATGACCACGGGCATAGGGGCTATCTGTATGACGCTGACTTCGACATTGCCGATGCGTTCAAGATCGTTATCACCACACCGGCAACAGGATCGTATTGGCTGTCTGAGGAAGTATCCGCCTCTACAGTGTGCAACGTGCTGATTACTGAAGGTGTCACGATTGGAGTAGCAGGCACGGCGCTCACATTGTTCGGACGTAGCAGGCAAGGCGATCACCCTGATCCGTATGCCGTTATTGCAGAGTACGGCGGCACATACACGGGCGGTACGGACATTCTTCAGAGCGTCGAAATGAATGGCGATCACGGGAATGAATTCTTGATGAAGCCGTCAACGTCCTATCAAATCACAGTCACGAGCAAGGCGGCGGACAACTACGCCTCGTGTATCGTGCGGGTCTGGGAGGCGTAGACATGCAACCAGAGAGAGCGTTTGAGGTAAGAGCGATAGATGACGGAGAGCCTGGGACGATCTCAGGATATGCGTCTGTCTTCGGTGTGTTGGATTCTCATGAGACGATCTTCGACAAAGGTTCGTTCAAGAAGACCATCAAGGACCGTGGCGGCGAAGTGCCTATGGTTTGGATGCACGAATCATGGACGCCTATCGGACTAGCACGGCTTGAAGAGGATGACCACGGATTGAAGTTCATCGGGCAGCTTGACCTTGACGTGCAGCGTGGCGCTGAGGTCTATAGCGGGATCAAGAAAGGCTACATCAAAGAGATGAGCCATTCGTTCAAGGACGTGAAGAGCAAGGCAGACAAGACGGAAGCAGGAGAGATCTTGCACTATAAGGAAGTAAAGCTATTCGAGATCTCGCCAGTAACTACCAACTTCGCATCGAACTCAGAGGCGATGATTACAGGCGTAAGAACGAAGGAAGAGCCGAAGATGGTGATTCCTGATGAAATGCGGACACAGTTGGATCGACTCGAAGCACTCCTCAACGAGCCGCTGAAAAGCACTCGGACAACGGAGCCGCTGGGTAAGCCGGGAAACCACTTGCAGGGCGTCCAGAAACAGCTAGACCGATTTGAAAACATGAGGGGTGAATGACATGGCAGATGAGAAGAGTTTGGATGATGGTCAAGTGTTGGAGCGAATGGGCACACAGCTCAAAGGCATTGCCGATAAGTTTGAAGACTTGCCAGAGACGGTAAAGGCTGAAGTCGAGCGCCAGGTTCAGAAAAGTACCGGCGACTCGAAAGCTCACTACGAAGAGATGAACGAGAAGCTGACCAAGGCTGAAGAGCGCCTGACGGCAGCGATTCAGGCACAGCGTGCGCCCGGCACCGTTGCGACAGAGGTGCGTGAAGAGGACTACGGATACGGGAACGAACCGGGTGGATTAGATGAGATGATCGCTGAAGCGCGTTCGTGTGGAGCGGGTGGAATGGGCGTTCCTGCGCGTCTACTGAAGATGCACACTGGCGAGTGTGAACGACGTGGACTTAGCACTCTGACGGGCATAGGCGGCGGCTTCTGGATGCGCCCTCAGTTCTCAGATCAGCTATTGCAGATTCCTGCTGACCAGCAGTACATGTCTTCGATGATTCGCAACCTCCCGGCGACAGACCCACCGAATGCTGAATTCACGTTCAACGCATTCGATCAGTCTGGATCTAAGGGCATCTATGGCGGCGTTGCTGTCTATTCGTCCAAGGAACTGGCAGACCTTTCAGAGACGGACTATCCGACCCTCATGCAGGTGACATTCAAGCCTGAGAAGACGGGTGTATTCTGGACAGTCTCAGAAGAGGCTCAAGCCAATACTCCACAGATGGGTTCGATGATGCAGCCTCTTATCAACGGCGCAATTCTCTCGCAGCGTGACGACAAGATTCAGACGGGGACTGGTGCTGGAGAGTTCAAGGGATTTGCCTCCAGTCCTGCGATGATTAACATTGCGCGGCATACGGCAATGCGCGTCCAATACGTGGATCTTGTGAACATGGTGGCGCGTCAGATGTCGAACGGCGGCGGTAAGTTCGTGTTTCTATGCCAGCGAGTGACGATGCTGCCTCAACTGATGACGCTTACGAACGGCGACGGAACTATCATGTGGGCACAGAATGCCCGTGACGGTATTCCTAGTCCTACTTTGATGGGCATTCCGATCTTCTTCAATGAGATCAGCCCAACGCTAGGAACTGAAGGCGACCTTCGATTGGTAAACCTTGACTACTACATGCGCAAGCCAGGAATGGGCGCAACGATCAAGAGCGACATGGGAATCCTCGGATTCAAGAAGGGCGAAGAGACGTTGAAGGTGTCCTACTACGACGATGCAAAGCCGTGGATTACTTCACCGCTTACGTTGCGAGACGGCACGAACACTGTTAGCCCGTTCATTCAATTGACGGACGTAGCATAGAGAGAAGTCTATCCCTAACGGGAGAGGAGAACTAATATGCACATGATCAGAGAAGGCGTGAAACTAGATGTAGCAGTTAAGCCGCAAATTGGCGGCACTAGCATCACCGGTGAATGGTTCCGAATGGATACGTTCGCCAAGGCTAAGATTACGGGCATCATTCGCGGGCAGCTCACAGGGGCTACCTGCACGATGGCTGTCTATGAAGCGACGGACGCAACAGGAACGAGCGAGTCCATCCTTGGCGCGGCTGTCACGTTCACTCAGGGCAGCAAGGTATCGCTCGCTCAGATTGTTGTCGATGCTGGGAACTCCACCATTGGCGATACGATCATCCTGACGCCCTACTACTTCAACGGAGAAGGCACCCTTACAGCCGGAACTGCGTTGACGTATACGGCGGCGGCTGCTGAGAATCTATCAGCACGTGAATTCAATCAGTCGGGAACATCTGACGCAGAAGCAACATCAATTGCCGCATGTGTCAACGATGCGACGTATGGTGTGCCTGGAATGCTGGCCGCTGTATCTTCGTCCACTGTTACGTTCTCGTGCACCGAACCGGGTGGCGGCGACCGACAGGTGGCGTGTGATAAAAACGGCACGGGCGCATTCGACATCACCGAGTCTAACACTACGGCTCACGTATGCACCGACTTGATTCAGATGGCTGACTTTGAGGTCTACGTTCAAGACTTGGATCGAGACAACGACTTCACTCACGTTGGCGCTAGGTTCGCTGCTATCGAGACAACGACTTATACCGTCGCAACGATTGAGCGGGCGATGAATGGATACGGTCCTGTTGGTCAAGCTGTAGTGGCTACCGACACGTCGGCATAGGGGGGATTATGACGGATATACTAAAGCCGTATAACATCGCAGATCCTGGCGAGCCCTGTGCGTGGGCACCTGGAGATGGCTCGATCACTAACCTGATTGAGTATTCTGACGTATCGAACCTCACGGGGACGGTTGCCATTGGCACTATCCCCGCAGGGGCTACATTTACCGGATGCAAGGTGTGGGTAGTGACTGCGTTCAACGGCGGATCGGCTGACGCTCTGATCGTTGGCATTCCTACTGACACTGATTATTTCCTTGAATCGGGCGACTGTAATCCTACCGCGGCAAATAGCGAAGCGAACGAAAGCAACGTGCTTGACTACACGCCGACCGCTAACGTCGTTGTATCGGCAATCTATACACATACTGGCGCGGCTCCTACAACGGGCAAGGCGCGAGTGACTGTGTATTACAAGCGAGCACTCTAGGAGGTTGACATGAAGAAACTACTTGTATTGAGTCTCGTCCTCCTCTTGGGAGTGACGTGCATGGCGAAGACGAACTACTTCGATGATCTCTATATCGGGGGAGACGTTACGGTTGTCGGCACGGTTACATTTGCCGACTTGAACATCGTCGGCACTCTAGACATTACTGGCAGCATTACGCAGGATGGGGCGTTGGCACGGCTTGACGGGAGCACTTCTGCGCGATTGATTAGCGCGGGGTTTACTAGCCTCGAATCGCCTGCGAATCGCTTTGGCGTGAGT